GCGGAAGACGGCCAAGCCGGTATAGGTCTTGCGCTGGTTGTTCGCGCTGCCGCCATCGCCGAGGGTGAGGGCCGCGTGGCCGCCCGGCCCGGCATAAAGGATGGTGCCGCGCATCGAAAGCCCCGCCGCGGCGCCCGGCAGCAGCAGCGGCATCGTCGTGCGGAAGCTGCCCTCGCCGACCTCCAGCCGCTTGCCGCTGGCGGCTGCCGCGTTCATCGCCGCCTGGAGCGCCGGGCCGTCATCCGCCGCGCCGTCGCCGACCGCGCCGAAGTCGCGCGCGGACAGATGCTCGGCCAGCTTGTCCTCCACCGTGCGCGGGATGCCGCCGGGGAAAGGCGCAGTCATCGTCGCCTCGCCGCGGTCGAAGACCGTGATGCCGCCGGTGCTGTCGAAGCCGAGCAGCCGGTTGGCGCGGGCCGATGGCTGCGGCAGCGTCGCGGCGCCGCCGACCTCGGAGGGGTCGAGGCGGAGCGCGTTGCCGAGCTCCTCCTTCACCTCCTGCAGTGCGGCGACCTGGTAGTCCAGCTCGTCGTTCAGGGTGCGGGCGCGGAGGATGCCGTTCTCCTGGAAGTCGCTGGTGCGGGCGACGGCCAGGTTGCGGCGCAGGGTGACGCGGCGCGCCGCGGCGGGCGCGGTATCGAACCCCACGCTGCCGCCTTCCGAGGCGCCGGCACCGGTGACGCTGTAGCCGGAAGCGAGCACGAGGCCGTCGAGGCGGACCTCGAGATCCGCCGCGGCGAAGATGGGGAAGGGATAGGTGAAGTGCGCCTGGGTACCGTCGGCCAGGTACTGCACGCGCGGCGCGACATCGCCGATCCTGATGTGCTCGTCCATCGGGCGAAGGACTCCGAAAAAGAGGGCGGATGATGGCCAGACCATGCCCGGCCATGACGAGGGACGGCGACGGCGCCGCGTGTCAGTCCAACAAATTTCGCGTGGCGGAGCCGAAGGTGCGACCGCTCTGCAGCAGGGCGGTGAAGGTGCCGTCCGGGTTCAGCAGGCTGATGCGGCCCTGCGCCAGGCGGGCGCGCAGCGCCGTGTCGTCGGCGGTCTGCGCCGCGGCGGCTTCCTGCGTCAGCCCGGCGGTGAGCGCGGCAGCCGAGCCGGCATCGGGCGAGACGCCCGAGGCCGCAAGCCGCGCACGGGTGGTGGCGATGGTCTTGGCAAGCATGGACTGACGCTGCTGCGCGTCCTGCTGCTGCTGGGCGAGCAGGGCCTGCTGCCGCGCGGCGTCCTGCTGCTGCGCGATGTTCACCTGCGCCTTGTTCAGCGTGTTCTGCTGCTGCGCCTGGCGGACATTGCCGTAGATGGTGGCGCCAGCCCCGACCAGGGTGGCGAGCGAGGCGAGTGCGGCCATCAGTCGGTGATCCTCATATCCGTGGTGACGGAAAGCAGCGTCATCGGGACAGGCGTGTCGTCGGCGATGCGCCAGAGCGGCGCCAGCGCGTCGCGTTGCCAGCCGATGGCACGCAGCCGGACATCGCCGGTGAAGGCAGGCGGCGCCGTATCCAGCAGCGCGGTGCCGAGCCGGCGGAACACCACCGGCTGCGGCCCGCGGCCGAGGTCGACGGCGAGCGCCTTGGTGTCCAGCAGCCGGAAGGTGAGCGAGACCAGGCGCAGCGGCGCCGCGCCGGTGCCGCCGGGGATGGCGAGGTCCGGCGGCAGGGGCGTGATCTCATGCGCGAAGGGCAGGCCGACCTGCACGCTGCGCGCCGGCGGGTCGAGCGTGACGGCCGCGCCGCTGACCTGCGCGGTGCCGCGCGGCGCGCCATCGGCGACGATGCCGACGCTGCGACCTTCGAGATGCCCGAGGCCGGACCAGACATCCTGCTCCGCCGCTGCGCTGCCATCCAGCGCGGCGTCGAGCGCCAGCGTATCGTCGAAGCGTTCCAGGCGCGGTACGCCGGCGCGCTCTACCACGGCCCAGACGCTGCCTTCGATATCGGCGAGGGACCGGACGAAGCCATCCGTCTCCTGCCGGGTCCAGGCGGTGACCTGCTCGGCGCGGTACAGCGTCAGCGTCGCCAGCGTGCCGTCGGCCATCGCCACATGCAGCAGGCGGCGGCGCTGGTCGTAGGTCATCGCCACCGGGTCCTGCACCAGGTGCTGCGAGACCAGCGCGAGGTCGTTCGCCTGATACAGCTGCTGCAGGTCGGTATAGGTGAACTCGAACACGCCGCGCCCGGTGCGGGAGGCGAAGATGGTCGAGCCGTCGACATCCACCGGCTGCACCAGCCGCGCCACCGGCGAGCCGACGCGGGTCTGCCGGTTGAGCTGGATGCTGCCCGGCGTCAGCGGCGCGCCGGACACCATCCATTCGGCGCCCGAGGTGAAGACCTGCAGGTGCTGGCCGGCGAAGACGCCGCGGATGGCGTTCACCTGGTCCGAAACCAGGCCGAATTCGATCGCCTGGTCGTCGAGCCCGGTGCCCAAGTCGAAGTTGAACAGGTCGCCGGTGCGGGACAGCCAGAGCCGGTTCGGCAGGTCGCGCGAGCCGCCCAGCACCAGGCGGTCCTGGTGGAAGCAGAGCGTGACCGGCCAGCCGCGCACGGCGGAGAAGGCGGCTTCCTCCCAATCCGTCGTCGCAACGGTGCCGGACAGTGCCTCCTCCACCACCGCGGTCGCCTGGGTGGCGCTGGCGACCGCGGTGACCAGCACCCGCTTGCCGCCGAGACGGAAGCGCACGCCGGCATGGCCGGGCTGGAACACGGCGGCGGAAGCGGTCAGCGTCACCGTGCCGGTGGTGGCGGAGGCGGCCAGCGTGGCATCGGCGAACCGGTAGTAGGGCTCGCGCGCAAAACTCCAGGGCGCGACGGTCCAGGCGGTGTGGCTGGTCCGCGTGACGCGCTGCGGCACCATATCCGGGTGGCAGAGCAGCAGGGTGTCGGCGCTTTGGGTGAAGGCGAGCTGCGGCAGCATCGCCGCGGTCCAGGGGCCGGCGACCTGCGCCACCTGCGCGTCGCCGATGAAGATGCGCAGCGTGCCTTCGGTCAGCACCAGCAGGTAGGTCTGCTCGGTGTTGAACTCGAAGGCGATCAGCTTCGCGGCACCCGGCAGCATCGCCACATGGCGCAGGCCGGGGCGGCGCATCACGCCGCCGGTCGGCTGGATGACGACGTTGCGCAGTCTGCGTGCGCCATTGGCGGTGGCGCGCAGGTCGGGCCGGCCGAGCAGCTCGGGCGCCAGCTCGCCGGCGGTGAAGCTGGTCTTCAACGTGCGGATCTGCGCCATGTTCAGCCCCGCACCGAGACCAGTGGGAAATCCTCGATCGCGCGCGGCGTTGCCTGCTGGCTATCGGAGCGGCGGGCGGCGCGGAATTCGGCCTCGGCCTGGCTCGCCAGCAGCTGGGCGCGCGACGTGTTCTCGGTGATCGGGATGCAGAATTCGGCGGCCAGGCGGGCGACCAGCGCGGCGGCGAAATGCGGCGGGAAGCCGCTCTCGTCGGGGCGGAAGATGTGGGTCAGCACCACCTGTTCGGCATCGCAGTGCAGTCGGTCTTCCAGGATGCGGTAGGCCAGGCCGCGGCCGCGGTCCGGGTTGCCGGCCGACAGCGCGCGAAGGAATCCGGCGGGCAGCTGGAAGGCGTGCCGGAAATCCGCCGTGGGCTTCGCCACCAGCCGCGGCAGCGTCGCCTGGCCGGTGGCGAAGCTCCAGGGGTGCGCCGCCAGCAGCGCGTCGCGCAGGCCGGGATAGAGGTTGGCCGCGACCTCGGCCTCGGCGGTGCCTTCGTCGAGCGAGGCGATGGGCTGCGCGCCGAGCTTCAGCAGCGCGCGCGCGCAAAGCGCGAGGGCGGAGAGGGCCATCGGGGGACTCCGGCAGGGAATGGGGAAAAGGCCCCGTCCCGGATGGGACGGGGCCGGGACGCGCCGTTATTCCTTGCAGCGCATCCGGACGAGGCCGGTGTCGGCCACCAGCACCGCGCCCTGGCTCATCATCGTGTTGACGAAATGCGCGGCGCGGTCGCCGTGCCAGGTGATGTCGGTGCTGATCTCGGCCGCCGCGGCATGGCCGATGGCGGTCTTGTGGTAGAAGTAGCAGTAGCGCAGCGCGCCGTTCTTGGTCAGGCCGCTATGCGGGATCCAGGTGGCGCCGAGCCAACGCTTCGCCTGCGTGCCCTTCCAGGGCAGGTCGGCATCGCCGACATACTGCGCATTGGCGAATTCCTGGATGGTCAGCAGCTCGCTCCACTGCTTCCAGCCGACGACGGCATACCTCTGGCCGTCGTCCGGCACGTCGGCATTGCCGAGCATCTGGAAGGCCAGCAGCACCTTGGCGCGGGTCAGGCCGTCGGTGTCGGTCTCGCCGCTGTCGGTGCCGATCGCCTCGCGCGTGCCGCTGTCCATCGAGGAGATGATCAGCTCGTCGGTCTTGCGGCCGAGCGCATAGGCGCCGGCGTTGGCCGCAACCGTACGCTCGTCGATATTGGTCTTCAGCTCGTCCATCCGGTCGACCCAGTCGCCGGCGTAGTAGTCCTGCAGGAAGCACTCGACCGAGGTGTGGTCGATGTTCATCACCGGGACGACGCCGTTGCGCGCCTTGGCCGCGGCGGTGCCGGTGCCGACCTTCTGGAAGATGGTGGAGGCGCCGCGCACTTCGGACTTGCTGCGCACCGTCGGGCGCAGCTTGGAGCCCTGGCGCTGGTAGGCCTCCTGCACCT